AAATACATTTCTTCTTCAAAAGATAAATTATACATCTTAGGTTCTTTTTCAGGATGACCTTCGTCTTCGTTTATCATTAAATACCCTTTACCATTATAAGATTCAGTAAAAGAAATTAAATCTAAACCCATCATCTCAATTAATGCATCAAATAATATTTTTTTATATTTTTGAGGTGATAATAATTTTAATTTATTAACCGCATTAGGAAATTTTGATTTATAATCTTCTGATTCAATATAATCTATCAAACCTTTATGTAAAACACCATTCTTATCATGCCAATCTTCCATTAAATAATCTGCGATATTAACTCCAGCTCCACCCGCACCCGCATCAATCATCAGCCCACCAATGTTTTCATAATCAGCAGTTTGACCATTATAATCTAATAATATTTGTTTTAATAATTCTATTTGTTCAGGTGTTCTCATTGGAGTTTTCTTTTTTTTTGCTATATCTGCAAAACTAACTCCACCAACAACATTCATCTTATATCCAACATTATCATCTAAATAAATTTCGCCAATCATACACACAGAATTATCAAAACTACGTGCCGGATCATAAGCTAATATAAAATTTCCACCATAATTATTATACATAATAGGTTTTCTTACTTTAGAATTTCTAATAATAGTTGCTCTTTTTATAATTTGATTATCTCCTCCCTCTTTGGAGAAGATGTTTTTATATTCTCTATTTGCTCGCTCTGAGTTATCTCTAATAGCATTATCAATTACCTCTTGAGTAAGAAGAGGAGTAGGATATATTTTACCATTATAAGTAGCATTCATTACAACCTTATCTTTTATATCAGCCACAAAATATCGCCTATCCCCTAAAAACATTCTTTTAGAAAAATCCCTATATTTTCTATAAAAATATGTATCAATACTAGATGCTGAAGATGCATAGATTAATTGATTTGGAAATTGTTTAGACCTAGTTGTTACATCTACATCCCCACCAAGACTAAAATTGCTATTCTGTGCTGTAAATGGTTCTGTTGCTACAAATAATTCATCTGGAATATAACCCGCTTCATCATAAAAATTGCAATTTGACCGTTTTGAGCGAAGGTTATCAGGTATGCTATTAAGAGTATTGACTTTGCTACCATTGTAAAGTTTATATTCAAATGAATTAGGATTGTGAGTAAATCCATCTGTATTAGCAGTACTTTTAACTAGTTCATTATGAAAAACATCGGTTAAACCAGTAAAAGAAGCAATTTCCTTTTTTGCTATTTTTTCAATTTTTTGAAATAACTCTTTACTTTGCGATCCATCGCTTGCTAATAAATATCCCTGAAAGTTTGATATTAATAAAGATTTTGCCATTATAAAAGGTGCTCCAAGAGTGGATTTACCAGAATCTCGGCATTGACACCAAACACAAAAGGGAGTAGTCCAACTATTCATAAATACATATTTTTGGTAATCTAGTAATTCTATGCCAAAAAATAAATCTACAAACTTTACAGGATGTTTTAACCCCCATTGTATAACCTGAGCTAATTTTAAATAACCTTCTCTTTTTCTTTCAGACATCATTTTTTCAGTAGGCTTAATATAATAATCCATTAATCATCACCAACTTTTGCTAATGATAATTTTAATAATCTATTTTCTTCTTCTAATTTTTCATATTTATCTCTATAATTTTCAAGTAATACTCTTTGTTCTTTAATCATTTCCGTGTAATCATTTTCATCAAACATTAGTTGATTTAATATACTTTGACTACTTATATCAGCAACCTGTTTTATCCCATCAGAAGTTTCGATATCAAATAAATTTATATTAACCTCATCAAAACCTTTTTCTTGAAGTTGTTTTATAATTCCTGATAATGTACCTGCACCTTTTGATTTATTAGTAGCATGGTTTACAGATATTCCATTGTCTTTAGCTAATGCTAATAATGAACGATACATTTTATCTTTAGCTTCAAATAATGATTTTACTCCACCTACAGAATTAGCAATATTACTAATATCAACAGTCATTAAAGCTAATGCTTGATTAATTTTATCTATTTGATTAAAACTTTTAACTATCTCTATAACTGTAGGCAATTTAAATGAATCTTCTAAAGTAGACTCATCAAGAAAATCAACTAATGCGTTATAAAGATATTTCCTATCTAAAGGATTCTCGTTTTCAAATGGATCATACCCAACCATACGGATTACATCTTCTTGATTCTTTTTGTCTAAATCACTAGTATCTAATTTCATTTCTGTTTCAAATATATTTTTATTACCTTCATAATCTATTGGAGCAGATTCAGAAAATGTTCGTTGACCGTACTGCGGCAATGAATTTACTTTTTGAAAATATATCTGAGCTATATTACTATCACTATTATTGGCTTGTTGTTCTGCACTATAATATAAAGAAGATTCAAAATATACATCTAACAATCTGCACAAGAAATATAATGCAACCTTACAGTCATCATGCTTATTCACAAAATATGAATATAGGTCTACCACGCATTGCTTGCAAACAGCCATTCTTTCATTGTTGTTTTTCATTAGAATTGAAGCAGTCTTATAAAAATCTTTATCTTGAATTTTTTCTTTACCACAACATACACATTTAAATGGTATTTTTTCTTTTTTAACTTGTGGCGTATTAGCCACTGGTTTTTTAAGTCTAGGAATAATCGCCACACCTTTCTTTTATATTTAACTTTGAACCAAACCATAATTCTATAGCCTTTTGCCAACATTTAATCTATATCAACCCACATCAAAATACTCTCAACCACCCCATACTTAAATAGGACGGGAGAGAGTATTAAAATCTAAGTTGAATTATTCTAATTTATATATTCATTTTCCTCATCATTATTTGCATCCTCAATAACTATATGATCAATTATTTCATCAGCGAAACTCTCTAAAACCTCACGGATACATCCTCCACAGCCACCAGTAATTTCTTGTATATATTCTACATATCTATTAATAGTGCATTCATAGCAATCACAACAATCAGCTTCATTTTCAATATTTTCATCATCAAATTCATCTAGTATATCATCATATTCTTCCTCCGAACATTCCTCACCATCAATAAAATACTTTTCACATATAAACTCACCATCTTGATCGTTGAAATAGGTATTAACCGTCAGCTTCATAACTTACCTCCTAAAATTTAATAAATTTATATTATTAATTTAAAATAATATCATAAGTTTTTCTCTTACCTTGCTTTTCAGTAAACTCAATCAAAGTAGCACCAGCCTTGGAACCAACCAACAAATCATCAGCATACTCATCACAACCCATAATACTTGGCACATTAATAATTTCACAATTATTTGTTTGTCCTTCACCAACTGCTTTAGTGCCAGAACTATGTTTATGAGCAAAGAAAGCATAGTCAAAAAAAATCTTATATTTATCACTTGCATCTTTAATAAAATCAATAGGATTTTTAATATCATGACCATGCGAAGCTATAATATTATAATCAAAAATACTAAATATTACATGTTTAGATTCACATTCAACAACTTCAATTCTAGGATTGTTTTCTAATCTATCATGTATATAAGCAAATATTATTTGTTCCATATCTTCACTTACAAATTCATTTGCTTTACTTCCAAAAGGTCTTATTTGACCATGATTGGAGTAAGGAGTAGAGTAATATGTAATCTCAACAACTTCACTAACTTTATTCAACCATTGCACCATAAACCTCATAAATTGAACTGTTTGTTTTGTTATGCCTATTTTTAATGAAGTCAATTGAGAAATGCGAAGACACATTCCTTCCACTAAATCCCCGAGTGCCAATATAATGAGTTTTTTGATTTTACATTCATCTACAATTTCAATTATTTCACTAAGTAATTTATTAAATCTTTTATAAACAATATCTAAATCATATTCATTAGTAATACTTTCAAACTCTTTGCCGAAATGACTATCTGCAAAACTGAGTAAATATTGTTTACTAACTGATTGATTATGTAATTCTTTGAATTGGGGAAGGGGAGTCTTTTCACATTCTTTTAAGGTTAATATAAATTCTTCATATAATAATTCTGTTCTCGAAGATTCTCTAATTATTCTGTTTAAATCAAGTCTGAGCGTTTGTATTTTATATTTTTCTTTTTGTAATGATATTTTTTCTAAATCAATTTTCCTTAAAACATCATCTTCTGTTATATTTTCATATCCTTCTTCTTTAAGTTTAGAAATAATCTTCTTAACTCCATATAAGCGTTTTCTAACTTCATCAGAAGAAAACTTTTCTCCAAAAAGTAATTCCCATATTTCAGATTTATCAATGTCAATAATATTATTTTCTTTTGCTTCTATAAGTCTATCAGCATAATCTAAAAATAATTCTGTAGGTTGTCTTTGTAATTCCATAAAACTCTCCTTTATTAAGTTTAGAGTTAAAAATAGGGAAGTGGGTAACTTCTCATAAAGAGTAAATTCCCACTTCTTCTTGATGGTAGTTTACAAACATTTATCCATTGGCATTGTGTAGACACAACCCCAAGTACCATCTGATAAACATTTGGCAATTAATAGGCAAAGGATTTATAGAAAGCAACCGAAGTAATTCTCATACCTTTGTGCTAGCATCCTATTAATTGCAAGATGATTTCTCGCAAGTATTGCGAACTGTTTGTATTTATCGAGTCGGCAATTAAGCCTTTTATAGTCAAATCCGCATT